CTACTCGATGAAGCACTCGTTATTAATATCGTAGATGCGGTTACCGCCGGTCTTTGATTCACCACCGAAATAAGCGACAAAGTAATAAGAATAGTCTCCTTGATTCACATAAAGAACTGCTGAATCACCGTAATTTTGCAGGTAAGCACCGCCGGATGAGGTGAAGTAACCATATTTGTTATTTACATAAGTTTCCAGTGAATCCAATACTGAATCGGCATCATAAAAACTAAAGGAACTGATGCTGACACCACTGCAGATATAGCTATTCGTTAACTCAGTGATCTGACCATTCAATGATGCGATTTTTGAATCCTTGTCTTTGATCTGTTTGGTCATGTCCGTTATTTTTGCATTGGCGGTATCAAGATCGGAATTCAGATTAGAGATTTCAGTGTTTTTCTTAGCAATTTCAGCGTTAGCCAGGTTCAGGGCGTTGTTACGGATGTAATACAAAGCCCAACCACCGATCGCAGCCAAAGCCAGGACGACAACCATAATGATGAGGAAGGCATTTCCGCCACCTGACTTTTTTTCGGGTATGCCGGGATAGGCTTGGGAGCCTGTGGGCGCATACTGGCTGGACTGCCCATAAGGTTGTTGCCCGTAAGGTTGTTGTACGGATGGCTGTTGATATTGGTTGGGCTGGACATAGGTCTGCGAAGTGACCTGCGGGTTGGGTTGTTGTGGTTGTGGCACCTGTCCATAGATGCCTGCACTTGGTGGAACCTGGGAGGGTTGTTCAGGTGAACGCGGATATTGCTCGGGTGGAATTGGTCCTGTTGACATGGTTGCTCCTTATATGGTCATGAATTTTGAATGTGGTGGATAAATGATTACTTAAGAAAGCAGTTCGCTTTCAAAATCCCGTAAGCACATATTTGCAATCCAGTTCAAAAATCCGATTACCGATAATGATGAGGAAACCGTTGCCCAGACGTAGTTGCTGGCATTTTTTGAAGACATCCGGTAAATTTTCCCCCCCAGATAGGTTCTTTTCTGTGCTCGTTGAAGAATACACATGCAAGAAAAATAATGACCAACAACAAATTTGCTTGCTAATAAAAAGTATACAGTGCAATTACGTTTCGTCAAGTTAAACTTTTTTAGGTTCCGTAAAATAATTTATTATTGATTGAAGGAATAGCGCGAAGGTTATTGGCTTTGTGAACGAAAATCGCCAGGTAATAGGTCGAGGCAAACCTTCGACCTCTAAAAAACAAAAATCACCAATTGCTTGGTGATTTTGTCGAGGTTGCGTAGCATACTGGTACAGTGCGAAAGGTTTTGTTGAGCGAAGCGAGAATCTCATGAGGCACCACGTAGTGGGGTAAACCTTCGACTTCTAATAAACAAAAATCACCATTGATTTGGTGATTTTCTGTGTCGGGGCGAAAGGATTTGAACCTTCGACCTCTCGGTCGTTGTACCAAATCCTTAAAGTCTACACTTTCCGATTATTTGAATGCGCAAAAGTGTGACGATGAAATCGGAATTAACCAAAAAGGAGCTCGATGTTTTGCAGCTTTTGGTGCAGGGAAGCACCAGGATCAAAGCTGCTCATGATCTTGGTGTATCTGAGCGTATCATCTACAGGCGGCTGGCCAATATTCGGAAGAAAACGGATACGGTAAATAACGAGCAAATGATCTATGAAGTCACAAAGCGGGGATTAATCTAGGGTTCAGGTTTTGCCATATAGTAAATTACCCACAATTGAATTATTGTCTATCTATAAGAAGCAGGCGTGTGTCTGCTGATTCACTTTTATTGGTTGAGGTGTAAAAATGAAAAAGGCGTTTATTGGTATTTTAGTCGTTCTGACCATATTGATAATGTTCGTTGGTGTTGAGGCCAAAGCTCCGGACGTCCCTGTGGCAACTAACCAGGTGGCGTCCGTTTCTATTTCGGGGGTTGAGGCGATGCCAAACCGGGTAGATATCGTTCCTGCTGCCGACGAATCGACACCATCGACAACCATCGTTATCGTTCTGGTAACGATCTTCCTTTCGGTCCTGATCGAATCCCTGGTTGAATACTTCGTTGCCCCGGTCTTCAATAACTTCCCAAAGCTGGAAAAATTCAAATGGATGCAAATGTATATCGCTTTTGGGATCGCTATTGCCTCGACGTTCATATACCAGTTGGATTTAGTCAGTCTACTCAGTAAATATCTGGCGAAGATTAGCGCTATCGACTTCTCCTTCCCGGTAACGATCCTTGGTCTGATTCTTACTGGTGCAGCCATCGGTCGCGGATCGAATTACCTACATGACCTGGTAATGAAGTGGTTTACCAAGTCCACGCTCACTGAAAGTATCAACCCCACTATAGAGGGCTAATCCCATGCAAGCCGCCACCCATGATTCTCCATGCCAACCATTGCAGGATGTTCAGGAATTCATCAACGGTAATGGAAAGGTAGGCGCCAAAGTGCGCCTGGCTCTCCTAGAGCAGGATGTATTGACCATGAAGCAGAACATCAACCGGGCAACCGGGTGGATCATTGGCGGCATGGTCACGTTGATCACCGGCGTCCTTCTATGGATTTTTACTTCATTGATCCCAACGGCTTTATCTCATTGATCCTTATGCCTACTCGTCCGTACCATCAATGCTCGTATCCTGGCTGCCGTGAATTGATACGTCACGGTAGCCGATGTGTGCCTCATGCCATGGCCTATGACAAGCAGCGGCCATCCTCAACGAAGCGTGGATATGACCGCAAATGGAGAGCGAAGCGTGATGCGTTTCTACAGAAACACCCTTGGTGCTGTGATCCATTTGGAATTCATTGGCAGGGGAATGTACCTGCAACTCAGGTTGATCACATAGTACCGAAGAGAGATGGAGGTTCCGATGAAGAAGAGAACCTTCAAGGCTTCTGTGATAGCTGCCATTCAAGGAAGACATCAACCTACGATGGTGGCTTTGGTAACCGACGGAGGGTAGGGGCATGAAAAAGTTTTCAAACTACAAAAGTAAACCGTGCGTGGGTCATTTGCGCAAAAATTTCCCCGATCGAAACTGAGTTGACGATGGATGCCAACAAAATCTGTAACCCAAGATGTTATGAAAGAGACCGCAGCTGGCAAGCGGCGGGGAAAGCATTGGACAAAAGAGGAAATCAAAGCACGGGAAGAAGCTGCAGCATTGGTCACCCGAAGCAAGGACAAGAGTATCAATCCACCGGAATCGCTCTCTGGGGACGGACGCCGGGTGTGGGCAAGGGTCATGGCTTCAGTGAAAGGCATCAGCCTTTTCGACAATATGGATACAGAATTGCTCGAAGCGTATTGCGAGGCAGTGGCAAAGAGCAGGCAGCTCGCAAAGGGACCAATGTCTTTGGACGATACAAAGCTTTATCAAGGATATCTTCGACTTATAAAATCGCTGGCCGACTCTTTAGGATTATCGCCAGCATCACGGGCACGACTAGTCAAGCAGAAGGCCGATGAGATACAGGATGACTTCGGTAAGGAATTCGATTAATGGCAACAGATAATCTCCACCCAGCTACCCAATATGCACTCGATGTTGTTGAAGGACGTCGGGTCGCTGGACGCTGTGAAAGGATCGCTTGCCAACGCCATCTTGACGATCTCAAGAAACAGGGAACGAGGGGCTTCCCCTGGGTGTTTGATGAAGAGAAGGCGAATCGAGTTTATAAGTTTTTCAAGTTCCTTCGGCATGTAAAGGGACCACTTGCCGGGAAACCCATAGAGCTCGAAGAGTTTCAGAAATTCGACCTGGGAATGATATTTGGTTGGGTGGATAAGAAAACCGGATACCGGCGGTTCTTGAAAGCCTACCTTCAAGAAGCCAGGAAAAATGGTAAATCAACCGAGGCAGCAGGGATTGCCCTCTACTTGATGGTTGGGGATGGTGAGGAAAGCCCGGATGTTTATTCGGCAGCCGTTGACAAAAACCAGGCAGAAATCATTTACAAAGATGCCAAACGGATGGCTGAAAAAAGCCCTGATATTCGCAAGAGACTAAATATTCATAAGGGTGAAATGAGCCATAAAGAACGCGGTGGAGAGTTCAAGCCGTTTTCAAGGGATAGTGAGAACAAGGATGGATTCAACCCACACGGAGCATTCCTGGACGAGTACCACGCCCACAAGGTGTCTGATGTTCATGATGTTATCTGGTCTGCATGGGGGCAAAGAGCTCAGGCATTATTTTTTATCATCACAACAGCTGGCTTCAATGCAGGTAAGAGCCCATGTTGGCATGAATATAAGGAATGTAAACAGATCCTCCAGGAGATCGCAGAAGGTAAGAAAGCTGGGGATCGCTACTTTATCATGATCCGAGAATTGGATCCTGAAGACAATGAGCATGATCCGAAGGTCTGGATTAAAGCCAACCCATTACGCGCTGCAACTAAAGAAGGTCTCAAGTTTTTGAAAGAGCAGCACGATGAAGTTTTCAAATCAAAGAATTCTACGAAGATTCGTAATTTTAGAATCAAGATTCTCAATCAATGGATCATCGGTAATGAAGACTCATTCATGGGCGAGTTGATGTCTAAATGGGACGACCTATGTGTTATCAATAACGACGCCTCACCGAAGAAGAAGCGAGATGCTTTCGTAAATTTGACTAGGGGAATGTATTTCGCATATGGTTTCGACCTCTCCAAATGCATTGATCTTACTGCCGACGCCTGTGTTTTCGCGATGCCAGATGGCCGCGTGGCCGTATGTGCTCATGGCTTTATGCCAGAAGCGGCAGTTGATACACATCAAAAAACTGACAACGTACCATACAGGGAATTCGCAGAAGACGGATGGATGACCATCACCGATGGAGAGATCACAGATTATCACGAAGTACGTGAGCACTTTGAAGACATCATAAGCAATAACGAGTGGTCTGTCTCTGAGATTGACTATGATCCCTGGAATTCCACACATTTCGCGACTGAGTTCATCAATGACGGCTACACATGTGTAGAGGTCCGACAAGGTATTCCAACACTGGGCGAACCTACAAAACTATTCAGGGATCTCGTTGTGAGTGGGAAGCTGGTACATGATGGCAGTCCATTATTACGAATGTGTGTGATGAATGCAGTGGTCAAATCTGATACCAACGGAAATATCAAAGTGGTCAAACCGGCTGAAAATAGCCCAGAGCGGATTGACTTACTGGCTGCTGTATTAAACGCGATGGTGGCATTACCCAGACTTCGAGATGGTGCTGGAAATGATATCAGCGATCAAATTCTGGACAAGGAGTACGGATTTTAATGTCTAAGTCCTTTGACCATCTTCCTGTAAAAATGTCAACTCTGTGTGATCGATACTCAGGGTATCCCGCAGCTGTACTTGGAGGTGGACCGAGCTTGCCTGGCGATATGGCACGCCTGCCGAAAGATTGTCTTCTTATCTCAGTAAATCACCATGCATTTCTACTCTGTGATCCTGATTTTGTAGTCTACAATGATCAACCCGAATCAGATCCAGAGCTCAAGAATATCGTGAAAGCAAGAAAAGCAATTCGAGTAAGCCCGGAGCCTACATCGGATATCGAGTTTGATATGGATGTATGGACCGGTTTCTACAGCTCGAACACCGCGGCGTGGTTTGCTCTCTGGTTGGGATGCAACCCGGTGATCCTGTGTGGAATGGATCTTTATCAGGGTAACGTGAAATATTTCCACCCATATCAGCATGATGTGCCATGCCATCATTATTCACTCAGTCATCACTTGCGACCGTGGATCGAGGATGCCCGGGCAAAGCTCCCGCATGTGGAGAATTTGAGGGCAATGTCCGGGCCACTCGTGGATGTTTTTGGCGCTTATAAGGATTTGGAATGAAATTACTTCGTTATGCCGACGATCTCCTTATGTTTGGCGGTTGCGCCGCGATCGTGTTTGGTGTGGCATTGTGGAGCGTTCCTGCAGCATTCATTATCGGAGGTTTATTAATGATCGGACTGGCTTTCATTATCGGGAAGGTGAAGTTGATCACTGAAAAGGATGGAGAAAATGATCATTGAGCGATTCCTAAGCTCTGCCAGAGCGATCAAAGAAAATTCTCAGGAAAACCCGGTCGCAGATTATGCTCCTTCATGGGGATATCACACAGCAGCTGGTGAAAAAGTAACGGTAAATCGTTCAAAAATGCTGGCTACAGTCTACCGAGCTAAAAATATTATCAGTGACGATGTGGCTAAACTGCCATTTCAGATGATCAGGCGGGTAGGTCGAAATATTGAACAGGTGACACCAGACCCTATTATCAGAAACATGGCTTACCTACTGCAGATTTCTCCAAATATCTGGGGATGGACGCCATTTCAATTCATGAAGGCAATTATTGAATGGCAGATATTCTGGGGGAATGCATATATCTGGGCTCCGACAGTAGGACCACGCCAATTATTAATTCTCCCTGCTGATCATACATCCCCGGTATTTGATCTTGATGGAAACCTTTGGTACAGGCATACCTTTACCAATCAAAAAACTGTTTATATTCCCTCGGTTGAGATTTTACACCTGCTGATAAACCCGGATGAGACGGGATTTATTGGAAGGGGTGTAATCACCTATGCGCGAGAGACATTCGGCAGACAACTGGCGGCTCATAAAACCCAATCGAAACTTTTCTCGCAGGGATTCATGCCAGCAGCTTATATCAAATATAACGAAGCCGTTGAAAAAGCTGAAGCTCGAGAAAAGGTGCGCCGAGCATATGAGGAGCAAATGAGCGGCAGCGAAAATGCCTATCGATTGGCTGTCTTCGACAAGAGAATCATTGAATTTCAACCGATAAATATCCAGCTCAAAGACCAGCAATTCCTTGAAGCTATCGATGCAACAGAAATTGAAATTTTGAATTACATGGGTTTATCTGCGCACATGCTCAATCGAGGTAAAGAAGCTTACAACAGCAACGAGCAGAAATATATTGAATACCTGCAGGGAACTTTAGACGCCTACCTTGTTCCATTGGAACAAGGAGCCAGAATCAAGTGGCTATCCAACGAGGAACAACCTTTTACCTATTTTAAATTCATTCGCGAAGCATTGCTCAGGATGGATAGCAAGGCAAGAGCAGAATCAATGATGGTCAGAATCCAAAACGGCATGATGACGCCAAACGAAGCACGTGAAAAGGACGATATGGGTGCATATCCAGATGGCGATCAATTCTACATGGCGAGTAATATCTCACCAATCGGAGGCAATCAAAATGAACCAGCAACAAAATAATAAAGAATTAATGCCAGTGTTGTTCTCTCTACCGACTATAAACCGGTTAAATCTGCCATCACGGTCAGAGCTTCTACCAAAAATTGAGAGTGGAGAAATCGATCACCTTGATTTTCAGGCGAATGTTTTCAGCCCATCAGCAAAAAACCTCAATCCATATCGTTTCAATGATGAGGATATGCCTGCATTTGCCGCCTCTTTCGAGAGCCAACCCTATCTTCGTGACCATGATACATATTCCATTGATTCAAGAGACGGAACGATCCTTTCATCAGTTTACAAGGATAATTGGATCCAAGTTGTGGTCAGTTTGACGACTCGCCGTGGGATGACTGATTACCTTGAGGGGAAAATGTATCGTTTTTCAATCGGCTGGTATTACAAAGATGCTATTTGTTCAATTTGTGGCAATTCTTTCTTTAGCCGCGATTGCAGCCATTGGCCAGGCGTGGTTTATATTGTTGGGAAGGAAGCAAGAACATGCATTCTTACCTTCGTTGAGCCAAGGGGCAAAGAGGTTTCTGCGGTGAATGTTCCTGCTGTACAAGGAACCAGAATCAAGTGGCTATCCAACGAGGAACAACCTTTTACCTATTTTAAATTC